CAAACGCCGACGGAAGCTTAACACCGGGCGAAATCGCAGAAGCAGCCAGCAAGCCGCAATCGGTTAGCGTTGATGGCACTTCAGCGACCAGAGCGAGCACGCAAGAGCTTATCGAAGCCGATCGCCACCGAGCCGCCAACGCAGGAGCCACGACACCTTGGCGAGGGCTTATCTTCGCAAAGATTCGCAAAGGTTCCGCCGTCAACGGAGATCGCGGCTGATGCCAATCGTTGACCAGTACGGCAAACCGATTCAGCAAGCAACCAAGCAAGCGGAAGCACTTCGCAAGATGCGAGCCGATTCCCGCGCCGAGCTTTCCGCTGCTTACGATGCCGCACAAACAACGGGTGAAAACCAAAAGCACTGGCGTTACGCTGACGACCTTTCCGCTTCCGCTGCTAATAGTCTGACAATCCGAAAAACGCTGAGACAGCGAGCAAGATACGAATGCCTAGAAGCCAACTCGTTTGGAAATGGCATCGTTAACACGCTAGCCAACGACACTGTTAGCACCGGGCCGAGGCTGCAAGTTCAGCTTCCAGACCGCGATGCCGCTAAGGAGATTGAACGACAGTTTTACCGCTGGATGAAGTCGATCAACTTAACTCGCAAGCTTCGAACCGCACGACTCGCTAAGTGCGTCGATGGCGAAGCCTTTCTTCTTCGCGTCAACAATCCGATTATCCGCAATCAGGTACAGCTCGACGTTCAGCTTGTTGAAGCCGATCAGATTTCCACTCCGGGCTGGATCGAAGGACGACCGGGAGCAGTCGATGGTATTATTTTCGATCGTTATAACAATCCGACGATTTACCACGTTTTGAAACAGCATCCCGGTGATACTTGGGTCATAAACTCGTTCGAAAAAGAAGATGTCTTCGAACAAGATATGATTCACGTCTTTAATCGCGTTCGACCGGGACAGGTTCGCGGCATTCCCGAAGTCACTCCCGCACTTCCGCTTTTTGCAATGCTCCGGCGTTATACGCTGGCAACGATCCTCGCCGCTGAAACCGCTGCCGATTTTGCAGCGGTGATCGAGACAACCGCCAACACCTATGACTCGACTGGCCAAACCGTCGATACTTCAGTTGCTCCATTCGATCACGTTCAGATTGATCGCGGCATGATGACAAGTCTTCCGTATGGCTGGAAGATGTCGCAGTTCCGGCCAGAGCAACCAACGACGACTTACGAGAGTTTCCGCAATGCAATCCTGATGGAGATCGCTCGATGCTTAGGAATGCCAACCAACAAGGCTCGCGGCGATTCATCGCAGTATAACTATTCTTCCGCGCGACTCGATCATCAGCTTTACTATCACCAGATCGAGATTGAGCGCAACGAATGGGAAACCGCTTGCCTCGACAAGATTTTCTCTTGGTGGCTCGATGAAGCTTTACTAATCGATGGCTACTTACCAGCAATCGATGCGATCGAAGAAATCCCGCACCAGTGGACATGGCCGCCAGCGAAGTCGGCTAATCCGGTCGATGACGCAAGCGCCGCGATCAGTTTGATTAACAACGGCTTGATGACGGAAGAAAAGTATTTTGCCGAGAACAACATCGACGGCGAAGCACACTATCGCGAATTGATGGAGCAGTTCAATCGCCGGAAGGCTCTCGGAATGCTTTCGCAAGAGCAGGTGATGGTTCTTCAGATGCAGGAAGCCGCGAAAGCGAAAGCCGCCGATCAGGTTGCGCAAGCGAAGCAGGAGGCCGAGCAAGTGCAAGCCGAGCAAAACTCCGCATCCGGCGAGTTCATGGGATTATCTCGCCTTCAGTGGAATCGCAATCGTAAGGCAATCATGGACATCTTGACCGAGTACGCTTCCAAGAAGATGACGCGCACGATGGCAACTGTGATGCTTTCCGGTCTTGGTTTGTCGCCGGATAACGTCGCCGCATTGCTTGACGACGCTTCGGATGGCAGTGTTGATTCGATTCCAAAGGAGGATGCTGCAAGTGGCTAACCTCTCGCAAACAGCCGCAAACGTCGCTGTCGGTGCTTTGGACGCACGTATCGCAATTTTCACCGCTGGCGAATCAATCACGCAAGGAATGCCGGTCTACCTTAGTTCGACCGATGGCAAATACTACCAGTGCGATTCGAACGACGGCGCAGCAAAAGCCGAAGCAAAGGGGATCGCTTTAACCGCTGCCGCAACAAGCGGATTTTTCGTTCTCGGTAGCAAAGGCAAAATCAATCTTGGTGCAACGCTAACCGTCGGCGAAGTCTATGTGGTCAGCCGCACGAAAGGCGCAATCTGTCCGATTGGCGATCTAACAAGTGCCGATTATGTGACGATCCTTGGAATTGCAACGACAACGGCTCTGCTTGAACTCAACGTCCAGATTAGCGGAGTCCTGAAGCCGTAATGCCGTACACACAGCCAGAGCTTAACGCTGCAATTGATGACATCGACTTTTCACCACCGAAAGGCGTTCGCGAAGAAGCCAAGCGTGGTTTGGATTGGCGTCGGGAATACAACCGAGGCGGAACGGAAGTTGGGGTTGCCAGAGCACGCGATTTGAGCAACGGCAAAAACATCTCGCCGGAAACCGCGAAGCGCATGAAGGCATACTTCGATCGCCATGAAGTCGATAAGAAAGGCGAAGGATTCTCGCCGGGTGAAAAAGGCTTTCCAAGTGCCGGGAGAATCGCATGGGCTTTATGGGGCGGAGATCCAGGCCAAGCATGGGCCAATAAGCTAGTACGACAGATTGAGGCAGAAATGACCGCAAGCAAAGATAACACCGTCCGCTTCAATGCAACTGGATCGGTTGAACTTCAAGCCGAGGCCGGAGCAATGCCGCGATTTGTGCTTCATGCTTATAGCGGCGGCGTGATGAATCCGAAGCTAGCGATCCGCTGGAGTGGGCCAGTTGTGGTTGATCTTGGCGGAATGCAGATTCGATCCGAAGCTTTGCCGGTTCATCGCGATCATGACACGTCGCGTCCAGTTGGACACACGACCGAAATCAATAACGACGGCACGCAACTTTCCGCCGTGGGTGTATTCTCGATTAGCAATCAAGACTCGCAAGAGTTGATCGATTCTGGCAAAGCTGGCTTTCCGTGGAAAGCTTCGGTCGGGCTTTCGATTAACGACTATAAGACAACCAACGAGGGTCAAACGGTGGCAGTGAATGGTCGTCAATTCGACGGGCCAATCCTTGTCGTAACCGCTTCGACGCTTGAAGAAATATCGTTCGTTTCCGTCGCGGGAGATCCCGAAACCGCAACGGAAGTTTTAGCTAAAAAGTCGGGATATATGGAGGCACAACAGATGCCAACTTTTGAAGAATGGATGAGCTCGTTGGGCCTCGATCCAGCGAGTGTATCCGAAGACCTGAAGATGGTTTTGCAGAAGCAGTACGCCGAGGTTATGGAGGAAATGGTTCCTCCGGTGGCGGATGCTGAAATGTCCGAAGAAGTGAAAGCGATGGAAGATAAACCTGTTGCAACCGCTTCTTCCGAAGCAATCGACCTTCGCGCTCAGCTCGCAAGCGAAACGCAGAAAGCCGCCGAAATCCGTTCTTTGTGCGCGAAGTTCGGAAACCCCTCGATCTCGATCAAAGGCAAGACCGTGGACGTCGCCGCGCACGCGATTCTCAACGGCTGGACTCAGGAGAAAACCGAGTTGACCATTCGCAAACAAAAAGACCTTGAAGCTTCCCGCGAAGCTCGACCAAGCGGGCCAGCGATCCACAGTAAGAGCAGCAGCCAGACTACGATGGCGAGCCTTCAAGCCGCAATGCTGATTCGTGGTGGTGCTGATGTTGAGTCGAATAAGTGGCAGCAACGCCGATTCCGCGACGCTTGTAAAGTTGACTGGCTTCGCGCCTCAATCAACAGCGACCAAAAGCAAGCCATCTTGGAAGATGCTCACCGCTTCCGTAATTCGTCGCTTCTGGAATTGACCGCGCACGCTTTGCGTGTTTCTGGTCAAGAAGTTCCGGTCGATCGAACCGACTTGCTTCAAGCAGCTTTCTCGACTTCGTCAGTTGCCAACCTCTACGGTGCAACCATCGGCGCGCGAGTGCTCGAAGGTTACAACGAGATCCGCGACTTTACCGACGGGTGGACGACCGAATCGGAAAATCCCGATATGGAAAACCACAACCGAATCCGCATGACTGCAAGCAACAACCTTGCTTATTTGCCGATCGGTGGCGAAGCCGCTCACGCTTACCGAAGCTTGGCGACGGAAGCAACTCGCGTCGAACGATTTGCTCGCCAGATGGAAATCGATGAAGCCGACTTGCTTGGCGACAATTTCCAAAAGCTTG